CAGGGAATATTCCAATCTGGGGAAAATGTTAGGGCAATAAGTGGTGACGGAAAAACAATAACTGGAATTTTTAGAATTTGTTCACCAAACCATAAGTTTGGTCAAGTAGATAGTCCTTCGGATATTTTTATAATAAGTCCATACTCTCAGAATCAAGATGAGATAATAGAAGAACAATATTCATCTTCTTCAAATATATTGAATATTGATACCGAATCTTTATCTGATTATGAATCACAATATTCGGGATTTATAACATCGGATGTTACATTTTATGGGACAACTAGCGGTGCTCAAGCAATATTATCTACACAAAGAAATAGACTAATACCAGATTATACATCAACTCTAATTGGATCCTTCTATCTACCGAACACAAGCACTATAAGTTTTGGTACCGGCACCAAAACATTCACTCTTCTCGGAAATTCCACTAGAGCAGATGAAAATTTTGTTTCAAGTGGAATAGTAGAGACAGTTCAAGAAAACATTATATCAGTCAAAAATCCAGTTATTACCAGTAGCGAAATATCTCCGGAAAGAGGAGAAAATGTTAGTAGATTGATTGATGAAGATACTACAACACAAACAGTTTCTTCAAATACTGTTGATAATACACCTGTATACTCTCCACCCCCTTCATCTTCAATACAACCAAGTTCTAGTCAACCAGTAACTTCAATACCAACTCCAGTAGAACCATCCAATGCACCTCTCATTATCAATAGAGGCGGACCAGTTCTTGCAACAGCAGGTCAAGGGCGTTTGGCAGATGCTGGTAGAGACCTTGGTTATACTGGTTCAGATAGACGGGTTTTAAACCAAATTGCAAGAGATGCGGGAATTAGGATTGATAGACTCCCTGGTGGAAACATTACACCTGAGCAAGGAAGAATTCTTGTACAGGAATTAAAGTCGCAAGGTGCAAATATTAAAAACAGATGTAAAAAGAAAGATCCTCTTGCACAGTCCTTCTTAGTTGAGGAAACAACTGGAGTCTTCCTAACAAGATGTGATATTTTCTTTAAAACAATTCCAACTAATACGGAAGAACCTGTTAATCTAGATATTCGAACAATGGTTGGAGGATATCCATCCACGGTTATAGTTCCATTCTCAGATGTATCATTAAATCCAAAAGACATTCAAGGCAAAACTTCGAATGATGGTACAATTGCAACTTCATTTTTCTTTAAATCACCAGTTTATTTGGAAGGTGGAAAACAATATTGTATTTGTTTAAGATCAGAGTCCCCGGATTATTCTGTATTCATATCAAGAGTTTTGGAAAACGATCTTGAAACTGGTGCATTTGTAAGTCAACAAAATACTTATGAATCTCTGTTTAAATCGCAAAATTCAACAACTTGGATAGCAAGTCCATTAGAAGACTTGAAATATACTCTTTACAGAGCAGATTTTGTGCAGTCTGGAATTGTCAATTTCTATAATCCAATAAGAAGTATTGAGAATTTGAATCATCCTAAACTATATCCAGACTCATTAAACTTCAATTCCAAAAAAATTAAAATTGATTTATCTTCTTCTTTAAATGATGGCGGATTGGTAATAGGAAATACTATAATCCAATCAAATAAAACTGGAAGAGGTGATTATGTTGGAAGTGCAGGGTCTGCTTTCGGAACCTTAACTACAATAAATTCAGGAATAGGATATACTCCATCATCCGGAACATTTACATTTAATGGTGTAAAATTAGTTTCCATAACTGGAAGTGGAAAAGATGCAACAGCAAACATTACAATTACTAATGGCGAAGTTGTCGCAGCAGGTGCAACAATTGTTAATGGGGGAAGTGGTTATGTTGTTGGAGATGTTCTTGGAATTTCTTCAATAGGTACTCAAGATGTTGGATTAAATGCAAGATTCTCTGTTGGTATTATTACATCAGTTAATCAATTAATTCTAGATAATGTTCAAGGAGAATTTGATGTTAATATTGCAAATACTTTAAAATATATAAATGGTGTTGGAACAACATCCTTAAATTATCCGGGAAGCGTAACTATATCGCAAATATCAACTGTAAGTGATGGATTGCACATCAAGGTCAATCACAAAAACCATGGAATGCATTCGGATCAAAACTATGTTTCTATTTCTGGAGTAGAGGGTGACGTACCACCAACTAAATTGACTTCATCCTATGGAAGAAATTCAACAAGTTCTATTTTAGTAGAAGACTCTTCATCATTTGCAACATTTGAAGGTGTTGGTGTGGGAACAACAAATCCAGGATATGCTCTCATTGGAACTGAAGTTATTGAATATACTTCAGTTTCTTCTGGTTCTATTGGTGGAGAAATTGTTAGAAATGTTCTCTCAACAGGAAATATTCCAGAACAGTATGAAATTGGAACATTGATTTCAAAATATGAATTAAATGGTATTTCTTTAAGAAGAATTAACAAATCTCATTTATTATCAGATGTAGATACTTCTATTATATCAGATCCAATATCTTTTGACTCTTATCACATTAAGATTGATACTTCATTAAATGGCATTGATAGAAGTAATGAATCAGAAGGATTGCCATTATTGTTCATTGACGAATCTAAATCTGATGGTGGAGAAAATATAAGAGCTTCTGAAAATATTCATTTTGAATCTATTCAACCAAACGTTGTCAATACAACAGTAAATGGTACTTCTATTTCAGCAGAAGTTAGAACAACTACCGGTAAGAGTTTGAGTGGTAATGAAGTTTCATTTATTGATAATGGATATGAACCAGTGACAATAAATGAGAACAATTATTTAGACTCTTCTCGAATAGTATGCTCAAATCTAAATGAGACGCTAAGATTATCTGGAGAAAAATCATTATCTTTAAGACTGTACTTGTCATCGACGACACCTACAATAAGCCCAACAATAGATGAAAAATCAGTATCAACTATATTGTCATCAAATAAAGTTAATGATGTAATTTTGGATTATCCTACAGATAATCGTGTAAATAGCATAGTAGAAGATCCGACTGCATTCCAATACGTAAGTAAGGAAATTGTACTTGAGGCATCTGCATCATCCATTAAAATAATATTAGATGCACATACAAATCCATATTCAAATATAAGAGCATTCTATGCTATTGGTGAGAATCCAAATTTTGCACCAATATTTGTACCATTCCCCGGTTATATGAACTTGGATTCCAATATGGAGATTATAAATCCAGAAAATAATGACGGTCTTTCCGATAATTACATAGTTCCATCATTATCCGAAAAAATATCGGTTGATTATAGAGAACATACATTTACAATAGATAATTTACCTTCATTTAGACATTTTAGAATAAAATTAATTGGAACCTCAACAAATCAAGTTTATGTTCCTAGGATAAAGAATCTAAGAGTTATTGCTCTTGCATAATTATGAGATATGCTAAAGTAGATGGTCATGTTAATTTGATAAGAGATTTGGAAACCAATTGCATTATTAACACTAATATGAATGAATATCAAAAATACTTATCAATGAGAAAACTAAAAGACCAAGATGATAAAAAGATTCAGAATATTGAAAATGATTTGAATAATATTAAAAATGATATTAATGAGATTAAAACTTTATTGAGGAATTTGGCAAAATGAACCCAGACAACATAGAACTAGAAAATTTGAGTAAAAGTTTTGAATATTTTAAAGTAGCATCCGAGATTGATAATATAGATAATATTGAAGATGCAAAAAATATTGCAAAATGTTATTTTAAGTTATATTTAAAGCAACAAGAAGTTGTATCGCAACTGATTACTTCCAATTAATAAATATTTCAAAGGGTTAAATAAATGGCGCAACCATCTACTAGACAAGAACTAATAGATTATTGTAAAAGAAAACTGGGAGCGCCAGTTTTAGAAATTAATGTAGCTGATGAGCAAATAGATGACTTGGTTGATGATGCAATTCAGTTCTTCCAAGAAAGGCATTTTGATGGGGTTTATCCAACTTTTTATAAGTATAGAGTAACTGAAGATGATATTGCTCGTGGAAGGTCTAGGGGACTAAATAACAATTCTGTTGGAATTGTAACAACAACAGCAACAACTAACATAGTAGGAACTTCGGTAACTTTTTCTTATGAAGAGAACAGTAACTACCTTCAAGTTCCATCCAATGTTATTGGTGTAAATAAAATTTTTACTTTTGATGGTTCTAACACCATAACACACAATATGTTTAGTGTTAAGTATCAACTATTTTTGAACGACATTTATTATTGGGGATCAACAGAACTTTTAAGTTATTCTATGGTAAAGACTTACCTAGAAGATTTGGATTTTCTATTAAATACTCAAAAACAAATTAGATTTAATAAAAGACAAGATAGATTGTATTTGGATATTGATTGGTCATCGGTGACTAGTGAAAAATATTTTATAATTGACTGCTATTCAACACTAAATCCCAACGAATACTCTAAAGTATGGAATGATTCCTTTTTAAAGACTTATTTAACATCTCTTATAAAAAGACAGTGGGGTCAAAATATGATGAAATTTATTGGAGTTAAACTTCCAGGTGGCGTTGAACTAAATGGTAGGCAAATGTATGATGATGCCCAGAAGGAAATAGATAATTTGATGGAAAAAATGTCCAATACTTATGAATTACCACCATTGGATATGATAGGATAAACAATGCTAAATCCATTTTTTCTTCAAGGATCAAAAACAGAGCAGAGTCTTGTTCAAGATTTAATAAATGAACAACTTAGAATGTATGGCGTTGAAGTATATTATCTTCCAAGATATTATATAACAACAAAAAAAGTAATAAGAGAACTTATTGAGTCCGAATTTAAGAGTGCATACCCAATAGAGGCATATTTAGATAATTTTGAAGGTTATGGAGACAACACTACTATTTTATCTAAATTTGGAATTCAAGCATTAAATGAAGTAAATTTAATAATTTCAAGAGAAAGATTTAAAACTTATATTTCACCATTGATAAAAAATCAACCAAATATAAAACTTTCATCAAGACCAAAAGAGGGAGACTTGATTTATTTTCCTCTTGGTGACAGATTATTTGAAATTAAATACGTTGAGCATGAAAAACCATTTTATCAACTACAAGGTTTATATACTTATCAATTAAAATGCGAATTGTTCCGCTACGAAGATGAATTGATTGACACTGGAATTGAAGAAATTGATGATAACATAAGTGGAAGTTTTGAAGAAGACTCTGTTGCAGTAGGAAACATAGTAAAATTGAATATGGTTGGGCTTGGTGCAACTGCCAGTGCAATCACCGGAATTGTTAATGGTGGTCTCAGATATATAACGGTAACAAATAGAGGTGGTGGATATACATCAACTCCTTTAGTTGGGATATCTTCTAATTTTGTAGGAAGAACTGCAAGGGCGATTGCGAAAATGATTAGTGGAATAGTAGTTTGCAATGATAATTTAAATCCACAGGCACAGTCTGTACAAAGTGTGCAAATTACTGACCCAGGATATGGTTATACAGTAGCGCCAAAGGTAAGATTTATTGGTGGAGAAGGAAGCGGAGCATCTGCAACTGCAACTATAGGTGACGGTATCGTCGGAATTATTACAATAACAAATTCTGGTTCTGGATATGCAAATCCACCTTTGGTTACTTTTACTGGAATTTCTTCAGTTTCTGCGGCAGGAACAGCAGTAGTTTCTGCTGCAGGATCTATAACAGCAATTAATATAACCAACGCAGGTCTTGGTTATACAGAACCTCCAACAATACAAATAGCAAATCCTTCTTTAATTTCATCTGGTTCATTTATATTCAACGAATTAGTTACAGGATCTCAAAGTGGAGTAACTGGACGAGTGAGATCGTGGAACTCAAATTTAAATATTTTAGAAGTTTCCAATGTTACTGGTGAATTCATTTTGGGAGAAAACATAGTTGGATCTGCTTCAAGTGCATCACATTATTTAAAGACAATAGACGCATTCCCTGTTAGTGACGGTTTTTCCCGCAATGATGAAATTGAAGAAGAAGCCAATAATATTATAGATTTTAGTGAAATCAATCCATTTGGTATGCCATAAGTACTAAATAGACATTATTAGATTAAAAAATTGTTAAAGGATATACAAAATGTTTGAGTATTTTTACCATCAAATTTTAAGAAAGACTGTAATTTCTTTTGGTTCTTTATTCAACGAGATAAGTATTAAGCATACGGATAATTCTGGTTCAGTTAAAAGTGTAATAAAAGTCCCACTTGCATATGGACCGACTCAAAAGTTTTTAGCTAGATTAGAACAATCTCCGGATTTGAATAAACCAGTTCAAATAACATTACCCAGAATGTCATTTGAATTTATTGGTCTTACATATGATCAAACAAGAAAAGCTACAACAACACAAACTTTTACAGTAAAATCATCAAGCGACGGATCGGAAACAAAAAAATCATATCTACCAGTTCCCTATAATATGCAATTTGAACTTAGCATTATGTCAAAATTGAATGATGATGCTTTGCAAATTATTGAGCAAATTTTACCATATTTTCAACCAGCATATACTATGACTGTGGAGTTGGTTGATGATATAAATGAAAAAAGGGATGTTCCTGTTATTTTAGAGAATATCACAATGCAGGATGACTATGAGGATAATTTCAACTCAAGAAGAGTTTTAATTTATACATTAAGATTTAGTGTGAAGACATATCTATTTGGTCCAGTATCTTCCGCAACCAAGGATATTATCAAGAAATCTACTATTGGATTTATTGCTGGTGATAGAACAAATCTACCGACAAGAGAAATAACATATTCATCCGAACCAAGAGCAATCAAGAATTATACAGGAACTGTTGTTGCAACTTTAATAAAAGATATTTCAACTGAAGATACATTAATTGAAGTAAATAATTCATCCTCAATTTCAACTGGAACTTATTTAGATATAGAAGGAGAAGAAGTTTATGTAAAACTTATTTCCGGAAACATTATTACAGTTCAAAGGGGAATGGATAGCACTACTATCACTTCACATTTGTCTGGAGCACAAATTAAATCAATAACAAGTTCAGATAATGAATTAATTGAAGATGGGGATGATTTTGGATTTAGTGGATCGTTTTCATGAAAATGACAAAAAACTTTAAAAATTTAAGCGAATCTTTTGATATAGATGATAATATTAGTATAGATTGTGAATTGGTAGAATCAAATAAGGATAACATTTCTGACATAGAAAAGGTAGAAAATAATAATTTTGCAAGTGTTAATAATGATATTAAAAAAGATTATGAATACACGAGGGGAAATTTATACTCTCTAATTGAAAAAGGTCAAGAAGCTATTAATGGAATTCTGGAACTAGCGCAGGAAAGTGAAATGCCAAGAGCATATGAAGTTGCAGGTCAACTTATAAAAAATGTTGCCGATGCTACAGATAAACTGATGGAACTTCAAAAAAAATTAAAAGATATTGAGGAAGATAAACAAAAGGGTCCAACAACAGTTAATAATGCATTATTTGTTGGGTCCACTTCAGAACTGGCAAAATTTTTAAAGCAACAAACTCAAAATGAAGACATTTAGAGAGTTTCGAGAGGAGTGGAGTAATAAATACAAGAAGAGTATTGATTGCTCAAATCCAAAAGGTTTTTCTCAACGTGCTCATTGTGCGGCGAGAAAAAAGAGGGCAAACGGTGAAGAAACAGAATCAAAAAGTATTGAATGAAAAACCAAGGATTTTCTCATAAAACACCACACCTAAAAGGAAAGCAACATCAGCTAGATCCTAATTTAGATTTAAAGCAATTAGTTCATCACTCAACAGTTCAATATGTTGATCGTGATGTTGATGGTGATGTTGATGTTTATGATAACCCTAAAAAACCGATGCCAGATGAAAATCCAACGGCAAACTTCGCAACAACTTCAAAAAAATTAATTGTAAAACAAAAAGGAGAAGTAAAGCATACTAAGCGTGGTCTTGCATATGAAGAAACAAAATCTGGAGATGAGGGTCTTCATGATTGGTTTAATAAATCAAAATCTTTGGATGGTAAGAAAGGTTGGGTTCAACTTGGCGGAAAATGGGCAGGAAAACCATGTGCTCGTCAACCAGGACAAACTTCTACACCCAAATGTGGAAGTTCTAAAATGGCAAAAAATCTTTCACCAGAAGAAGAAGAAAAAGCAAGAAAAAGAAAAAATAGATTAGATCCAAATCAACCACAGAAAACTGGTGGAGCAAAACCAACTAACGTAAGAACAGAAGAAATGGATTTACAAGAAGTTAAAGATAAACCAAATAAAGGTAGTGGCAAAAAAGATGCTTGCTATAACAAGGTAAAATCACGTTATAGTGTGTGGCCAAGTGCGTATGCATCAGGAGCATTGGTCAAATGTCGTAAGGTTGGTGCCTCAAATTGGGGAACAAAGACGGAAGAAACTCACATGCACGAAGAAGAGAGGTATTGTCCACTTTGCCATAAAAGAGAAACGAGATCAGAATGCTCTTATGGAGAAAAAGTTTGGGATAAAGTTTCTATAAAAGATGAAGAATATTCAATGGCACGTTCCGAATTAACTACGATTACGAATGCAGTTAAGAGACTAAGGGCAAAAGTTGAAAAGGGTGAAGGAAATTTAGAAGCATGGGTGCAGTCAAAAATTACAAAAGCAGCAGATTATATTGATACTGCGGCAGATTACTTAGAAAGTGATGAGAATGATTTAGATGAAAAAGTAATTTATAAAATAGATGAGGCATCAAGAATTCAATCACAAACAGGAAATGTAGTTGCGGTTACACTTTTGTGGAGGGGTAAATATTATTCAATTAAAATTTTCTTCCCACAATTGAAAATTCCCACAAGAAATGAAATAAATGATGAGATACAGAAAGTTTATCCAGGTTCTCGTGTTGTTTATCATTCCGTCTCAGAAATAGAATCTGGAAAACCATTATTTCAGGGTGGTAGTGGTGCAAAATATGGACCAGATAAAAATTATGTAAAACCTATGAATGAGTCCACAGAAGTCATTGAAGATTGGCAAAAAGTAAATCGTCAAGACAAAACTGATGGATTAAGTCAAAAAGCAGTTGATGCTTATAGAAGAGAAAATCCCGGTTCAAAACTTCAAACTGCAGTAACTGAAAAAAATCCAGAAGGAAAAAGAGCAAAGCGTCGTTCTAACTTTTGCCGCCGCATGAAGGGAATGAAATCGAAATTAACTTCTCCAAAGACAGCAAGAGATCCAGATTCTAGAATTAACAAAGCACTTCGTCGTTGGAATTGTAATTAATAGGTAGGTTTTTTATTATGTCAAATGATGTATATCTTGGCAATCCACTTTTAAAAAAGGCAAATACAACTCACGAATTTACTAAAGAGCAAATTCTTGAGATTTCCAAGTGCATGAATGACCCAGTTTATTTTGCAAAAAATTATGTAAAAATTGTAACTCTTGATCATGGATTACAACCATTTCAAATGTATCCATTTCAGGAAAAACTTGTAAATCGTTTTCATGAGCACAGATTCAATATCTGTAAGATGCCTCGCCAGACTGGAAAGTCAACTACCGTAGTATCTTTTCTTTTACACTATGCAGTATTTAATGATAATGTAAATATAGGTATCCTAGCAAACAAAGCAGCTACTGCTAGAGAACTTTTAGACAGACTGCAGACAGCATATGAAAATCTACCAAAGTGGATGCAACAGGGAATCATCTCTTGGAACAAGGGTTCTTTGGAACTTGAAAATGGAAGTAAGATCTTGGCTGCTTCTACTTCTGCTTCTGCAGTTCGTGGTATGTCATTCAATATATTATTTTTGGACGAGTTTGCTTTCGTCCCAAATCATATTGCAGATTCATTCTTTGCTTCAGTATACCCAACAATTACTTCGGGTAAAAATACAAAAGTAATTATAGTATCAACCCCACATGGTATGAATCATTTCTACCGAATGTGGCATGATGCTGAAAAAGGTAAAAATGAGTACATATTTACAGATGTTCATTGGAGTGAAGTTCCTGGAAGAGATGAAGAATGGAAGAAACAAACAATATCCAACACTTCAGAGCAGCAATTTAAAGTTGAGTTTGAATGTGAGTTTTTGGGATCGGTAGATACTTTGATAGCACCATCCAAACTCAGAAACTTCGTCTATGACCACCCCAAGACACGTAGTGCGGGGTTAGATGTATATGAAGACCCAATAAGCAATCACGATTACTTAATCACTGTAGACGTTGCTAGAGGTGTTGGAAATGATTATTCTGCATTTACTGTTGTTGACATTACTCAGTTTCCCCATAAGGTAGTTGCAAAGTATAGAAATAATGAAATTAAACCAATGTTATTTCCAAGTATCATAGATGATGTTGGGAAAAGTTATAATGAAGCATATATTCTATGCGAAGTTAATGATGTTGGTGATCAAGTTGCAAGTATTTTGCAGTACGATCTTGAGTATAAAAATCTCTTAATGTGCTCCATGAGAGGAAGGGCTGGGCAAATTGTTGGACAAGGGTTTTCGGGAAAGAAAACTCAACTGGGTGTTAAAATGTCCAAGACAGTTAAAAAGATTGGATGTCTTAATCTAAAAACTATGATTGAAGAGGATAAATTATATTTTAATGATTATGAGATTATCTCAGAACTAACAACATTTATTCAAAAGCATAATTCTTTTGAAGCAGAAGAAGGATGTAATGATGATCTCGCAATGTGTCTTGTAATTTATGCTTGGTTAGTTGCCCAAGACTACTTTAAAGAACTTACAGACCAAGATGTGAGAAAGAGATTATATGAAGAACAAAAAAATCAGATAGAACAAGATATGTCACCATTTGGATTTATTTCAGATGGTTTGGATAGTGGCAGTTTTGTGGATACTGAAGGAGAGAGATGGTTTGTTGATGAATATGGCGATAGATCATATATGTGGGAATATATGTAATGGATATAGATAATCAAATAAAATTTGGACATTTATTATTAAATGATAGAAGATGTAGATCTTGCGGGGAAATAAAAAATTTAATAGATGGTTTTTATAGAACAAGAAAAGATAGAGGTCCTGTTGCTTCATCATATTCTTATGAGTGTAAAGAGTGTACAATACTAAGGGTAATTTCAAATAAAATAACATCCAAAATATTCGACAAATGGGAATATCCGGATTGGTAAACATTCACGTCCAGTTTCCCCTGCGTAAAGTATTTTTTTAATAAATATTTTTTAGATAAACTGAGACTTTACGGAGAAAAACATGGCGACTCCTCAATTATCTCCAGGCGTACTCGTCAGAGAAGTTGATTTAACGGTAGGAAGAGCTGATAATGTTTTAGATAATATTGGTGCCATTGCTGGACCATTTTCGATTGGACCTGTCGATTATCCTATTGATATAACAACAGAGCAAGAATTAATTAACGTTTTTGGCAAACCAATATCTACAGATTCTCAATATGAATATTGGATGAGTGCATCATCATTCCTCTCATATGGTGGTGTCCTTAAGGTTGTAAGAACTGGTGGAACTACTTTAAATAACGCAAATGCTGGTGTAAGTATTGCATCAACGACATCGCTAAAAATTGATAATTATGACGATTATATCGCAAATCATTCGGAAGGAAATAATTTTACATTTGCATCCAAAAATCCTGGTTCTTGGGCAAATAATTTAAAAGTTTGTGTTATTGACGATCTTGCAGATCAAATCATTGGAATTACAACTTCAGATCCAGGAAATTTAGGAGCTGTAGTTGGATATGGTGTTACTGCGTCTTTAAGTGGAGTTGTTATTCCAGGCGTAGGATCAACCTCAACTTTTACTGGTTATTTAAAAGGTATTATTACAGGAGTGACTACTGATGCAACTAATCAAAATAGCAGCATTTCTGTAAAAATTACATCAAGAGTTTCATCTTCCGGCACTGAAACCCAAGTTAATTATGCCGAAGGTACAACTTTTGCTTCTTTTGCAAATTCTACTCAATTAAATTTTGTTAATAATTCAGGAATTACTACAGGAAGTTCAACTATCGTTTCAGTTTCTGATTGGTATGAGTCACAAACATTAGGTCTAACTAATTCAACAATTTATTGGAGATCTATTGCACCAAAACCAACTACAAATAAATACTCTTTGGAGAGAAATGGTAAGAACGATGCAATTCACGTTGTAGTTGTTGATGACCTTGGAACTATTACAGGAAATCAAGGTACTATTCTTGAGAAGCATATTGGTCTGTCCAAGGCATTAGATTCAGTTTCTGCAGTCAATTCTCCACAAAAAAATTGGTACGAACAATATCTTGCAGATTATTCATCTCAAATTTATGCTGGAGCAAATCCTTCAAGTGCAGTAGATACATATTGGAATACCGCACCAAGAGCAACTGGATTTACAACATATTCTGGAGTTGCTGCAAATTCATTTGTTCCCATCTCAAATTCTGATGGACTTTGGGGTCAAGATGCACAGGATGTAACTTACAGTGCGATTGGAAACAAAACTTATACTCTAACCGGCGGTGTTGATTATTCTGCACAAGGAGGAATGAAAGCTACTTTAGGAGATTTAATTACTTCCTATGATAAGTTTTCAAATAAAGATGAAATTCAGGTAGATTATCTAATCATGGGACCCGGATTAGATAATGTCGAAGATTCGCAGGCAAAGGCAGGTTATTTAATCTCATTGGCAGAATTAAGAAAAGATTGTATTGCTACTATTGGACCACATAGAACAGATTTAGTTGGTGTTACAAACACTACTACACAAACAAATAATCTTATTAAGTTCTTTAATGGAGTCAATAGTGGAAACAATAGGTCTTTACCATCTTCATCTTATGCAGTATTTGATAGTGGTTACAAATACACTTATGAC